GCCGATGGGCAAGCTGCACCAAGACGATGTGCGTAGCAAGATCCAAGCCAGTCAATTGATAAATGTGCTGCAAAAACATGCACTTGAGGGCACGAAGGATTTCGACCCGACGCGCATGAAGGCGATCGAGATCCTGTTGCGCAAGTCTCTGCCTGACCTGAGCAGCGTAGAGGTCACGGGGGCAGACGGCGGTGCTATCGACCACTCGCTCACGGTGAACTTCGTTGGCGTCAAGTGAACGTCCAGTTCCCGGAGAAGCTTCAGCCGCTGTTCACGCCGAACCGGCTGAAGGTGGCGCACGGTGGGCGTGGATCGGCAAAGTCTTGGGGGTTCGCCCGCGCTTTGCTCATCCAGGCAGCTCAGAGCCCGCTTCGGGTGCTGTGTGCCCGGGAAGTGCAGAAGTCGATCAAGGATTCGGTTCACCGCCTGCTGAGCGATCAGATCCAGGCCATGGGGCTTGGTGGGCACTACGAGGTGCTGGACACAGAGATTCGCGGCAAGAATGGCAGCCTGTTCCTGTTCGCAGGCTTGGCGACCCATACGGTGGAGTCGATCAAGTCGTTTGAGGGGGTGGATCGGTGCTGGGTGGAAGAAGCCCAGACCGTGACCAAGCGCTCATGGGACGTGCTGACGCCGACCATTCGGCAGGACGGCTCCGAGATCTGGGTGACGCTGAACCCGGACATGGAGACGGACGAGACCTATCAACGGTTCGTTGCCAACGCTCCAGAAGGCGCTTTCGTCGTCCAGATGAACTGGAAGGACAACCCTTGGTTTCCTGCTGTGCTCGAAGTCGAGCGGCTGGAGACGATGCGGCGCGACCCGGACAACTACCAGAACATCTGGGAGGGTGTGCCTCGCCGGGTGTCCGAGGGTGCCATCTACCGGCACGAGATTGAGCGGCTGTACGAGGAGAACAGGGTCAGGCCAGTCCCCTACGACCCGCTCCTCAAGGTGCACACGGTCTGGGACTTGGGATTTGCGGACTCGATGGCTATTGGCTTCTGGCAGCGGTCGGGAAGTGAGCTGCGGTGCATCGACTACATCGAAGGCAACTACCAGACCTTGGATTGGTACGTTGGTCAGATTGAGCGCAGGCCATGGCGATGGGGCAAGGACTTCATCCCCCACGACGGCAGGGCGCGCGACTTCAAGACCGGCAAGAGCACAGAAGAGCACCTGAAGGCGATGGGCCGGAACCCAGAGGTGCTAGACCAGCAGTCGATTGAAGAGGGCATCAAGGCCGCACGCATGGTCTTCCCTCGCATCTATTTCGACAAGGACAAGACCGTTCGCCTGTTGGAGTGCCTGAAACGCTATCGGCGCGACATCAACCAGAAGACGCAAGAGCCCACCGCGCCGCTGCACGATCAATACAGCCACGGAGCAGACGCTTTCAGATATGCCGCCATGGCTGTCAACCGCATGGGCAATGACGAAATGACGCAGAAGATCAACTACCCGTTTTTGGGAAACCGATGAACATCGAGAGACTGAAAGAACTGTTCTCCTACGAGGACGGGAAGCTGATCCGCAAGGTGACCGTCAACTACAACGCCAAACAGGGCGATGTTGCGGGAACTGTGGACAAATCAACCGGCTACTTGCGGCTCAATTTCGACGGGAAGGTGGCGCATGCGCATCGGCTCGTTTGGGCGTTGGTGCATGGCGCTGAGCCGCTTGGGATGATCGGCCACATTGACGGCGATCGCACGAACAACCGCATCGAAAACCTGCGCTGCTGTGACAACCGGACAAACATGCAGAACCTCAAGCGTGCTCGGGTCGATAGCGCGACTCAAGTGCTCGGCGTGACGGTTTGCAAGGCAACAGGGAAATATGTCGGCCGCATCCGTTCTCCGGATGGCGCATACCTCTCACTGGGCCGGTTCAAGAACATCGAGGATGCGGCAAACGCGTACTTGGCTGCGAAGCGCACGCTCCACGCCGGCTGCACCATCTAAACAAATTCAAAGGCATCGCTGAGAAGCGACCCGAACATGGCCAAACCAAGTCCACTCACCGACGACGAACTCAAGGCACTCGCCATGGGTGAATTGCGCCAATCGGTGGGGTATTTCGGTGGAAAGCTTGCCGACCAGCGCAAGAAGGCTGAGATTTACTACCTCGGCGAAGCCAAGGACGACCTCGCCCCGCCAGAGATCGACGGCCGTTCGTCTGTCGTGTCCACGGACGTGCGCAACACCATCGAATCGATGCTTCCCCAGCTCATGGCGAAGTTCGTCGGCGGGGATACGGTGGTCGAGTTCGAGCCTGCCAGTCGAGATGACGAGCAGAAGGCCCAGCAGTGCACGGATTACCTGAACTACCTGTTCACGAAGAAGAACAACGGGCACGCCATCTGCTATTCGTGGTTCAAGGATGCGCTTCTGCAGAAGAACGGCATCATCAAGGTCTACTGGGACACCCGTGCCGAGGAAAAGCGCGAGGAATACAAGGGCCTGGACGCTGTTGAACTGGCGCAGATCCTCGAAGATCCCGAGGTTGAGCCGATCGACCAGGCGAGCTACCCCGACGAGGAAGATGCCAAGCACCGCCAAGAGGCTGTCGAGCAGATCACGCAGCAGATGCAGCAGGCCATGCAGGCAGCGCAGCAGCCGGGTCCGCAGCAGCAGCAAGCCATGCAGGCTGTCCAGCAGATGCAGCAGAAGCTGGCGCAGATCCAGGCTCAGCCTCCTGCCATGCTGTACGACGTGTCGTTCAAGCGCTCGCTCAAGGGCGGGAAGCTGCAAATCGACAACGTTCCGCCTGAGGAATTCTTGATCTCGCGTGAGGCCAAGAGCATCGCAACGGCCCGGATGACCGGCCATCGGGTGCCTCGCACGCTGTCGGAACTGCGCTCGATGGGCTACAAGAACGTGGACAACATCGGTTCTGACGATGCTGCCGCCTCCTTGAATGCTGAGCGGGTAGAGCGTTTGAGCTTTGATGATGAATTCGCCTCGCTGGGCGTGCAGGACAACCCTGGCGACGATTCCCAACGGGTGGTGTGGCTCAACGAGCTCTACATCCGCTGCGACTACGACGGTGACGGCATCGCAGAGCTTCGCAAGGTGGTGATCGCGGGCAACGAACTGCTGGACAACGAGGAAGTGGACGTTTCGCCGTTCATCTCGATCACTCCGGTTCCGATGCCGCACAAGTTCTTCGGGCTGTCGGTCGCTGACCTCGCGATGGAAGCCCAGAAGACGAAGACGAACATCCTTCGGGCGCAGCTCGACAACATGTTCCTGCAGGTCAATGGCCGGTACTACGCGGTCAACGGTCAGGTGAACCTTGACGACCTGCTGACCTCGCGTCCTGGCGGGATTGTGCGGGTGGATCAGCCGAACGCTGTAGGCCGCCTGGACCAGGGCATGGGCGACATGGGCTCCTCCTCGCACATGATGGAGTGGCAGGAGATGGACTTGGAGCAGCGCACCGGCTGGACGCGCTATTCCCAAGGAAACGACTCCAAGGCGCTGAACCAGACCGCTACCGGCGTGCAGATCATCACCAACAAGGGTGACATGCGCACGGACCTGATCGCTCGGAACTTCGCCGAAGGGTTCGTCGAGCTGTTCAACATGATGCTGAAGCTCATCAGCCAGCACCAGGACAAGAAGATTGAGATTCGGGTGGCTGGTCAGTGGGTGGACATGGACCCGCGGGAGTGGCGCAACAAGTTCGACGTGAATATCAATGTCGGCTTGGGCATCGGCTCCAAGGATGAGCAGGTGCAAAAGCTCATGGCTCTGGGTCAGCAGCAGGCGCATGCGATGGCGATTGGGGTTGCCACGCCGAAGCATGTCTACAACCTGCAGAGCGACATTGCAAAGCTCATGGGGAATAAGAACCCGGACAAGTATTTCAACGACCCGGAGAAGAACCCGCCGCCGCAGAAGCCAGATCCTGAGCAGCAGAAGATCCAGGCTCAGATGCAGGGGCAAATGCAGCTTGAGCAGATGAAGCAGCAGGCCGGCGCGCAGGGCAAGCAAGCGGAGATGCAGGCGAACGCCCAGATCGAGGCGATGAAGACGCAGTATCAGATGCAGGCCGCCGAAGCTGATCGCCAGCACGAGGCCCAGCTTGAGCAGCTGAAGATGAGCATGCAGGCCGAGGTTGACAACAACCGCCAGCGGTCGGAAGCCGAGCAGAAGACCCTGGAACTGCAGCAGCAGGCTCAACTGGAGCAGATCAAGGCGCAGTACGCCGACCAGGCCCACCAGCGTGAGCAGGACCTGAAGTGGCAGATCGAGCAGCTGAAGTCGGCTACGGCCATCGAGGTTGCGACCATCCAAGCGCATGTGAAGGTGAACGACACCGCCGTGAAGGCCGCGACTGCCTCGGAGTCGGCGCAATTGGGTGCTGCTACGAGCATGCACGCATCGCAAGAAAAGGCGCTCCCCATGAAGGAGAAGCCTGCTGCCCCGGCTCCTGCACCTGCACCGGATCACACCGCATCGCTGACCGCGGCGGTTTCTGCGCTGACTGCAGCCGCCGAGAAGATGAGCCGCCCGAAGAAACGCACGATTGTGCGCGGCCCGGATGGCAAAGCAACTGGAATGACTGAGGAATAGCCAAATGAGCAAGACCAACGTTTGGGAGAACGACCTTCTCCTGCTGATGTTCAACAACACGAACAGCGCGCTGCACGGGGACGCAACCGGCCTGCGCGGCTCGTCCACGGCCGGTAGCTACTACATCAGCCTGCACACGGCCGACCCGGGCGAAGCGGGCGACCAGACCACGAGCGAGATTGCCTACACCAGCTATGCGCGTGTTGCGGTCGCTCGTACCTCGGGCGGGTTCACGGTATCGGGTAACACGGTGGCCTTTGCCGCGGCGGTGACGTTTCCGGCCGGCACTGGCGGCTCCGGCACTGCGACGCATTTCGGCATCGGCTGCTCGTCCACGAGTACCGGCAAGCTGCTGTACAAGGGCGCGCTGTCGCCGACCGTGGTTTGCGGCTCTGGTGTGACGCCACAGATCAACGCCGGGACT